TATCACCCCAATATAATTTACGATCTCTTCTTGGCCACCAGATTTTTCTATCTCTGAGCAAGGTCCTATGAGCCAGTTGGTGAGTCTGGTCCTTAACTCGAATATGAGTCACCCTTGCTGACTCACAAAGGTGAAAACGATTGTGTTTTTTTGCATACCTCCAGAGCTCCGAGTCTCCGCAATAGTGGACATAAACTGGATTCATGATCTGGCTCTGAGGAAAACGCTCTATAAATTTACGGCCACAGAGTCCGAATGCAGCCGGACAGAATTTTCTAAGATTCTGATAAATCCCTATAAGTCCATCCCCGTCCGGAAATCTGGTCTTGAGATCCTTTACTGCATTTGAAATACAGACCGGCTCGAAAATAAGGTCGTCAGAAGCGTAAAGCACTGCTCCTTTTTTAGACGCTTTACATCCTAAGTTTATGTTCCTTGGCCATCCGAGCCTCTCGTTATTCAATATGACTTTATGGGCTCCCGCCTTTTTGGCCTGATCCCCAATGATCTTTCGCCCCTTCTCCACCACCACGATGATGGTCAGGTCCTTGTGCTGGCTATTTCTTAAAGATCGAATCGTCCTCTCCAGGAGCTGGGTCCTGAATATCGTTGGTACGATGACGTCTACATGCATTTTTAAATCCTTTTAGAAATGATTTTTAAAATATAAAGAGCATTGGCCTTAGGGGTAAGGAACTCTTCAAAGTAATTTCTCCCCGCAGCTGCGATCCGTTCCCTGGCCTCATCGTCTTTGAGGTAATGATCAACGACTCTTACGAAGTCAGACATATCCTTTTTAAATGGGATGATCCCCTTGAGCGGATCCCCAGGAAGTATACAGTCCGGTCTTACGCTCAGGACCGCACATCCCATGCCCCAGAGCTCTACCTGTCTAAAGGAACAGTACGGAAGCGCCCGGCCACCTGGGAGGGCCAGACAGATCTTGCTCCGGCTCTGGGCCTTCAAATGGTCAAGATAAGGCATCCTCGGGACTTCCAGTTTCTCAGGAACCGTGGTGTGATGTTTAAATGGCATAAGTCCGGTGAGATCTTTCCATGGCTGCTGCCGCGCTTCTCTTACACACTCCATTCTGGTTCCGTCATCATCGTGCCACCCGATGAACATAAAATCATAGAGATAGTCCTTTTTATCCTTCAGTTCCCTGAGCCTTGGGAGATGTTCGTAATATTCCATCCGGCTCGGAGAGTTTGGAGCTGAAAATACATTTGGCCGTTTGATCGATTCGTGAAGGTGGTTCTTAAAGTAGAGAGAATCCGGAAGAAAGAACCGATGATACATTACCCTGGGAAGAGTATTTATGTCATAAAAAACGAGCTTCCTTTTCTTGCCATAGATAAATATCATTGGGTACACGTAAGGGCCTCTGGAATTAGCAGGCGGATCGAACCTCTTGACCAGATCCGGGTCCGTCATGATCCTTATGCCAAGCTCTCCAAGACCCATCTTAAGTGCCAGGGTTTTTGGCCGCTCCTTGGCGTCCGGCCAGAGTACTAGATCAGGAAGTTTTATCATTTCGTGGCCACCTCCTGTTTGGACTCGTAGTAACAAAGCTCTTCCCCCAGAGAAGGCCTTTGGATTGCCTTAGATCAAATGTACTCCTATCTTTAGCTATAACAGTATGGGCCAGCTGATTGGTCTTATCCTTGAATAGAAAACCTCCCCGTTCGTTTCGGTCCCTGTGTTTCAGGTTTATGCCGTCAAAGAATCTGTATTTCCCTATGGAGTTCGAATACAAATAATGCTCCTGATCGCTATAATAATGGGAGTAATCCGGGCAGTATACAGCCTTGTATGGAAAGCTCTCAGCATAATGCGCGCCAAATATGGTAAAGGCCCCCATCCCGAAATTCGTAAGGTCCTGGCCTAACCCGACGACCCCGTCCAGATCCGGAAAGCATTGATCATAAAAATCCAGAGCGTTCTTAAAATCCTTTCCGTTGAAAGTGATATCATCTGCGAAAGGGACATAGATCCTGGATTCTACGAGCTGCAGGACCTTGTTTATTGAGTAAGGCCAGTCCCTTCGTTCGCTGTTTTCGAATATCCCCAGTTTCAAAGGCGGAAGGGTTTTTAAAAGCTCCGCGTTCTTTTCATTCCCGTCTGAAACGACCCAGATATTTACGTCATCTGGGATGCTCCGGATACATTTGATGGTCTCCTTTAACGATTCGAACCTATCGTAGGTTGGAATGATAAAAGAGGTATCCACCTTAATACGCTGCTCATTCATATTTCCCTCCTGTATTTACGAGAAGCCTGAAAGTGTTCTATGATTGGCTTAACGCTTCCCTTCCTCTCATCATCAAATATAAAGCAGTACTCAATAGGAAGTCTGTAAATCTTAAGATCAAAATCATATCGCCTTATGGCCCTGGCCAGGTTTCTCTGCTCCCACGTCTTTGGATTCTGATCATTGATCTTAATCCAGTCTCGGATCACTCTCCTGGCCTTGTCATTGTTCTTAATAAAAAGCGTGCCGCTCAGGAGCTCATTCCGGCCGTGTTTCCAATCCCTGAAATGGCAGGCCAGGTCACAGTCAATCTCGCTAAATAGTTTTGGGTAGGATCTCACGACCGCATCAGCATCCAGCCACACGATATCTTCCCTCTGGAACCTGTCCATCATTTGGAGGATAAACTTTGCTTTATACAAGGTGTTCTTTTGCCAGGATCCTAGATTGATTGCTTCCCTGATAAAATGTGGGATCTCAAGTCCTTTAAGAGAAGCTCTGAGGTTTTTAACCTCCTCCTCATAACCAGTGCCGTGAGTGTAAAAATGAACAGACTCTCCAAAAGTTCATCCGAATATTTCCTTTACTGTTTTTATCGGATAAGATTTTAATTCGGTTTGCGAAGGGCTATCGACTACCACGTTTATGACCTCAGCGCCGATCTTCTTAAGCTTTGGACGCGCCTTTTCAAAACTTAACTTAAAGTTGCTTAGCACTTTCTCCGGTTGGTTCCTCGGGTGACCATCATGCCAGTGCTTCTTCCCGTCCGATACCTTAAGGTCGAACCCTAAAAGATAGATGGGCTTGGCTCCTAAGCACACAGCTACGTTCATAGCGCTGTATCCGGAATTATTCCCGTGACCTATTCCAAGCTTCAGGCTGGGCGATATGGCGTAATAAGCCTTACTGTAATTCACATAATCCTTGACGATTAAGATGTCCGAAGGAAAAACTCTCCCGGGAGTCCAGCGCCACACCTTTAAAGCCTTGCTCTCCAGAAACTTTTTCTTTGCCTCAGCTCCGTACTGTACTTCAGTTACGGTCCAATTAAAGAACCTCTTGTCCATGGAAAAGATTATGGTGGGATCGTGTTTTTCATAGACACGATTAACCCCGATAGTGAGCCACCCTTGAAGTAAAGACCAATCAAATTGCCTAAGGCTAGGCCCCCCTCCTATGACCACACACGGTTTCCCCTTCCAGCTTCCATCAGGAAGCACCTCGTAAAGAAACCGGTTTTGTGGCGTCTCCCTATCGGCTTTCATTCCAATGGTTTCTCTGCTTGATATGATCACTTTTTTCTAAGGGCTTAAAATCCCAAAGCCGTCATCCAGATATTGACTGAGGATGATGTCAGCTTCCATGACCCCGGTTAGAATAGGGATGGTCTCTTTCGAATCCCCCCGGCTATAGGAATATTTCCCGATTTTTTCTGATTCGAATAATGCTTTTGTGTAAGTGCCTGGTTCGTTTTCCTCCTCAATGAGGATCCTGCAGGCTTTTTTTATAGGCTCAGGAACTGGCTCTCCATATTTTCCAGTGATCTCAATATTGTTAATGCCTCTTGGGAACAGGTTGTCCCCAAGGGAGGAGGTCGTTAGTATGTACTGAAGCTCCGGATCCAGAGCCCCGGCTCCTGACACCGAGCAGTCCAGGTACACTGAATGCTCATCAAATGTGTAAAAGTCTTTTGGGATCGAGACCCCACAGATCTTCACGCTCGATACGCTCAGCAGCTTTTCTGTTATAGGGACATGCAGACGATTTTTCTCGTTCCCATCCATCCGGATGCTTAAATCTTTCTCATAAAAATGGGTAATTGTTATCTTCTCGATAAGCTGTTCTTTCTCTTTGATAATGTTTTTTTTATCTTCTTCCGTGGTTCCGGAGGGCCAGTTCGATACTTCGTCGGGGTTTATATAGTTTCCCATTGGTTTTAAAAATAAGAAGACAGCGGGGGTATTAAGGCCCGCCGCCTTCTAAATATCTTTTAAAATTTACCCTATCCATATGTTGGCTTTACTCAATCACAAGCTTCTGTACACACTTGATGTAATCCACCCAGAGATTCTTTTCAGCTGCCTCACCGTTTTGGATCCCAAAACCAATGGCTAGTTCTTCGTCCTGAGGAACGTTTGTGGTCACTCTGCCAGTCTGCAGGCAGTACCGGTCAGAATCACGAAACACGAAGTACCTTACGTGCCCGTCTCCATTCCCAGTGGAAAGCCTAATCGGATCCATTCATCATCTTCCAGATCTTGTCCTGTATCCTCATCTGTTGGCATTGCCGTTCAGGCAGGTTACGAAATCTATGTTCTGGTCACCATCATCCTTCTTGAACACAACGTAATCGTTCGGAGCTGTAAACCAGGTTGCCCCGGTAATAAGCCCGAACCAGAAGTCGATCTGCTCGGCATCGTCCACTTTGAAGCGAATCTCTGCATATAACGGGTAGTTATCCACCAGCTTCCAGGCCTCGGCGACCTTTGTGATCTCCACGTTGTCATCGTCCGGGGTATCGGTGGTGATCAGCAAGACTCCGTTCACCATGTCGGTTAGAGCCTGGGTGGCAGGTCCAGAACCAGACTCAGAGACGTTCCATTCGTCGGTATCCCAGTTGTCAAAATGGTCCGTCAGCCTATGAGCATAAGCCGGGTCGAACATTTTGAACCAGTCCCATTTATCATGATTAATATGGTAGTTCAGCGGATAGATATCCATCAGGATGAGATCTTCTTGATGAGTGCCAACACTCTCTCTTGGAAATAAGTCATCTCGCATTTTTTTCCTCCAGTTTTTTGACGAGTTCAGATTTCTTCATAAAGAAGGAACCTTTAATCCCATACTTTGTGGCCAGCTTCCGGAGCTCCCAAATCTTTAAGGAATTAAGCTTTGAATCTCCTTTGACTTCGATATAAGGGTATCTCCGGATCACGTCCACTACGCCCCTTTCCGAATCTCCAAACCGGATAGGGATGCCATGTGGAAGGGATATCTCCCCATTGGCCGTAGGGATAGCCCGTCTAAATCCGTGATTTATTACGGTATACATGTTCAACTACCTGGTTAGCATCCGTGCTCAAGGCATCTTAAGATCACGCAGGCATTTACGTTCTCTATGGTGGCCCCGGTCTTTATGGAATAGAATACGAATGTGGCTTCATCTGGAGCGCTTCTCTGGCTTTCGATTCTTATGTCTCTTTCCATTCCGATTATGAGATTATCCTTGGGAGTTAAAAGAACGTCGGTATACTCACCGGCGCCGATTTCACCGTCATGGGCTTCAGGAGCGCCAAGGGTGGTGGGCATAAGGGGAACGTCAATGATCCCAACTTTGCCATATGAGGTGGGGACCTTACCCTGCAGCACCGCATCTCCTAACGCTGTGCCTCGGCTCTGCAGCGCTTCGATGTAATCCTGGGTCACAAGGTCAGAGTTCAGGAATTTCATTCTCTCGAGTCCGTTATTGGCTTTGTACTTGGATGGCATGTTTTTGATCATCTGGTGATATTTGAATTCCCATCTGTATTCAGCAGTCACATATTCTGCGATCTCTCCGGGAAGCTCAAAGTCAGATCCGGACTCTCCGCCTTCGCAGGCATCCATTACGTGAGCCGCACCTGAAACGCTATTGTGATAGGCCTGGTTCTGCTGTGAGTGAGTGATGATGTACCGCCATCCGTCGAACAGGCTTCGGATATCATCAACAGCAAAGTTGTTGTTTCCCCCGCTGTTCTCCGCGATCCAATAGGCGAGCTCCAGCTGGTTGGCAATCTTGGCCGTCACTACCTTCATGAGATGGTCTTTGAATGAAGCTCCTTCGATGTTCTCTTCCAGGTCATCGTCAAACACAACGATTGCGCCCCTCATTTTATGAGTGACCAATCTAATCTTGTTATGAGCAAATTTCTTTTTGTATTTGCTCTCATTAAAGTGCCCGGCAGGGTACAAAAAGTCTCCATCACCGAACCCCAGCGCTCTGATGTAAGCTTCAGGTTTTGTCATCCTCTTAACCCGAGCGAAGTCCTTCATGGCAGACTGGTCAACGACATAATCTATAAAATGGTCTGCCTCCTCGGGGGTCAGGTCTATGGCCGGCATACTGATCAGGTTGAACTTGTTTACCTTGATCCTGTCTAACAATTTTTTTGAATCTTTTGGCATTTTATTCTCCTTAACGATTTACTACCCGAGAGAAGGCCACTTATCTCCTTCGTCCTTTTTCAGGTTGGGATCATTGGGGTCATCATCCTCGTCATCGTCATCCTGATCATCGATCCCTTTTCTTTTTGCCAGCTGCTTTTTGAGTTTCGTATTCTCTTCCTCCATCTCCTTCAACCTCTTCTCTTTGTCCTCGTCCTGTTTCTTTTTGAGCTCGTCGTACGCTTCCAGTTTCTTTCTCACGTCCTCAGGGAGCTTGTCCAGGCCCTCAGCTTTCTCCTTTTTCTCCTTGTCCCCAATAAGACCGTCCAGCATATCCCTCACTTTCTTGAGCTGCGCGATGGTCGCCTTTGAAAGTTTTTTCCCGGCCTTTTCTATCTCCTCTTTTGTGAGATTTTCCAAATCAAATTTAGCTACCTTTTCGGTGTCTGCCTTTTCCGGGTATCCGTAAGAGACGTATTTGGAGATCGTTTTTAAAGCCTTTTGAAGCTCTGCGGTGAAGTCATCCTTGTACTTGGAAAGGGTTTTATAAGCTCCCTTGAGCGCATTTATTGCAGCTGCAGGAAGCTTTTCGGCTTTCTCCAACATAGCCAGAATCTCTTTATCCTCTTCCAGGGCCTCTTTAACCTTCTCATCCTCCATGAACTTTTTAAGGTCCATTTTTTTGTCTGAGTCGGTCCTCTCGTCAAAATACTTTGTGATTAATTCGAGAAAATTCACTTTATCCTCCTTAACGACATGAAACCTTTTTTTTCTATTGGCAGCCCTATCCACCAGGCTTATCTCTGATATGTCGATATCCTCGAGCCAGCGTGTCGGCATATTCGGCCTCCAATAAAGTTCCAGTCTTTTATTTAGGGTTTGTTAGGATCTCAATGGCGAGAGCATCCAAAACTTAAGGCATCAATCAAGCCTTGAACGCCTGAGCGTGTGTGTGATCACCTCAGCCTTCAAGCTGAAGATCCGTATATATACTTTACTTTATGTTTCTTTGTTCATATTTCAAACTATAGGTTCTGCGGCCTTGGCCGTACCCCCCATGGAAAACCCATTAAGTTTTCCTTTAACGACGTCCTCCCAGATCTCTTTTTCATCTCCAAGGTATATGGAAAGCCACCAGTCCCCAGCTTTAACCAGGTGTTTATCCCCAGCACCACCCTTGTGATGGTCCTCTTCAGCTTGATAGCATTCCACTACTCGAGCCTTTATGGCCCGGCCCTTGTGCATGATTTTGATGTTCCCACCTTTGATCATAAACTTTTTAAGTGCTTTCCAGATCTCGGGGCCTCTTGCGCCTTCGCCCTGAGTATCTTCTTCATTTGCTGAGTAGACGACCCCACCAACAATGAACTCTTTCTTGTCTACTTTAAGGAACCCTAAATAGAGCTCGTTTTTTTTAACGCTTTCAATGGCTTTTTTTATCTTACTAGCTAAACCACTCCACCAGTTCTCCCATCCCTTTTGACCATAAACCACTTTGCCCGCAACGACCACTCGAGGCCGGCCTTCGCTCCCGGTATCGCTTAAAGAATAAAGGCCTTCCACAGCACTTAGTTTTTTGGAGATATTTTGAGCTTCCGAGTCCATGGCCTTATCCTTCATCCTGAAAACCACAAACGCCACCCGATCTTTACTCTTTCCCTCATCACTGGCCCTTATCTCTATATCGGGTATGGAATTAAGCTCCTCAAGCCATTTGTCTTTTATGTGTTCATCCACCTGAAGGCCGTGCCATTCTTTTTTGGGAGCATCCGTCATGCCTCTTAAAGGCTTAGAGGGCGCTGCTCCGTAAACAGCTTTATAAGCCAGGGTAGGCGAGTTGACCCTAGGGGTATCCGCTTTTTCTTTTTTCTCATGGTCGTCTTTGGCCAGCCTCCTCATCATCCATACACGCTTACCTTTCTCCCCCTCCTCAGTGACAGGCACATAAGCCACAAGCCAGTTCCCATCAAAGTGCCGGCTGCCAGAGACATGAAATTTCTTGGCATGTTTATCAGCCATGTAAAGAGTCCAATCGAATTTATCTATCCTCAGCATAGCTGCATAAGTATTAGCAGTGGCCCCGACCTCGCCTGGTTTAAAGATCTCTATCTTATCCACTCCGGCCTTAAACCAGTCCATAGGCCCGCGGATCACGTTTATCTTTGCCTCGCCCTTCCTAGGTACTTTCCATCCAAATCTCAGGCTCTGACCCTCTTTATAATTGTAAATTTTACTCAAACCTGAGAGGTTGCCGATCATGATCTCACCGCCCTCCCAGTATTTGTCTTTCTTCCTGTGGAACCGGACGTCGATGTGAGCCCCCTGCTCCCCAATCTTTCCTTTGACAAGGGATTCTAACTTCCTGAGATCAGCCCTGGCCACTCGAGCACGATCCTTTATGCTTATGAGATCCTCGAGTTCTTTTTCCTCTATTCCCATGATATGGAGCTGGGCCACCGCGTCTCCCGAGTCCCCTATCTCGAAATCCATGTTTCCTTCTACACCAGCAGCACCTTCCTCGTCTGTAGCCTTTCTGGCCGATTCCTTTTGGAGGACATGCGCGTTCTCTGCTATTTTTATAACCTGGTTTGCAAAATAGGGCTCCTTCCTGGACTCGTCTTTATCCAGAACCCGGGCCCCTAGCCAATCCAATTTATTCTCACTTGGAATAATCTCTTCGACTCCTATGGTGAGGATAGCTCCCGGGGAAGCGGTTATCTCAGTGTTATAAGTTTTACCTAAGTCGACTAGCTCCATATCTCCTACCCGGGTGATGTTCTCGAACTTGCTATCCCCCTTAAGAACGCCGCATGTGTAATTATATCTCCCGCCTTTTACGCTGTGTCTTTCAATGACCATCACCTTTATCTCAGCTTCGACCTTAAGCTTAGCCCATCCCTCAATGCTCCCGTCCGGATCCCACTTGCTCTCAACGTCCTTTACTACGACTCCTTCGGACTGAGGGTATTTGGCGAATCTCTTAAATGTTTTATCAAGTTCCTCTTTGTTCCCTATGGTCTTGTATTCAGTGATCTCAAAATTCTCAGACGCCTTGAGATGCTTCTTATAAAATGATTCGAGCTCCTTTCTCCTCTCTTTAAACGGCTTAGCGTGCAGGTCCTCTTTCCAGAATGGCAGGTCAAACACGGTACACACTATTCTCTCCCCTTCTCTAAGCTCTGGTTTATCTGCCATGAGCGTCATGAGCTTGATCCTTGGCAGCGGCTTCCCATTTTTTTCTATCCCCATGGAACAATCAGCCATAAAATCATCCGGAACTTTTTCTATCTCTTCTTTAAGACTCGGGTAGTATTTGGCTCTGTCTTTCTTGGAGTCAGTATAAATCTTATAATTATTCCCCTGCTTTGCTATGATCATCCGGAACCCATTGAGCTTAGGTTCTGCCACAACGGTTCTGTCCTTGGCCCACTCCCATATTTGAGATACATCAAAGGCCTCGGTCATCCCGCTCATTGCCGGCTTAGGAGGCTTAAAATCCCCGAACGGCGTGAGAGCTCTTGCCTTTTTCATGGGCTTTTTATACACAGCCAGGACAGTATTCGAAGGGCTTGTGGTGACGGCGGACCACTCTTTATTTAGAATCTTTTTAAATTGAGAAAGATTTTTGTATTCGTGTTTATGCGAAGGATCGTGTCTTTCCCCCAAAGGCACTATGGCTACGGCCCTGGCCTTGGCCACTCTCTCCATCTCTTTTTACCAAGGCACCAGGATCCGTCACATGCTCGAGGACATGCACAGCTGTCACATTATCAAAAGAACTATCCTCAAAGGGGAGCCCTTTTATCAAGGTCATGTTCTTTAATCTCGAGCTTTTTTTGACTTCGCCATTTTTTATGGCGTTCTTATCGATATCTATCCCAAGGACCTCCCTGCCATCTCCCTCAAGTATTTTAAGAAGCTTTCCGGAACCACAGCCTAGATCCAGGACGGAACCCTTCTCTAAGCCTTCTATCACATGCGCATTATCGCAGAGTAGATCAGCACCCCAATTCTCCAGTCCTTCGTAATACTCCATAGCCCGCTTGAGTTTAGCCTGAATGCTTTCCTTGATGTGAATCCTTTTCAGGCTAGGTTTAGCCCGGACCACCAAATCGAATAAAGGAATATAGGAACTATGAGGACCGCGCGGTGCATAAACAAAATGGACCTCCTTCCTAGTCTGTTTTTTCAAGGCCCTTCCCACCTTAAGCTCGAGTCCTTCGTCTCTATTCTTATCAAAATCCCGAATGATAATATCCAAATCATTGGCCTCCTGGGGACGTTTAACAAAAGACCCTCCTATGGAGATATAGTCGTTTACTATCACCTGGTCTCCAAGGCTCTTTACGTCTACCCCGGTCATGGCTTTTTTGAATGCCTCGATATCTAATTCTGTCGTCTTGCTGTGCGTAAGGTTCCTTTTATTCATTTCCCTTATGAGGATCTGGTACCTGTTTATAAATTCAAGCCTACCAAGGCCCCCTACTTCTCCACCTTCCCGGCCCTTGAGATTTTTATTATAGAGCTGAATGAACCTCAGACGCAGGTTATAAAGCTCCTGATCATCTACTTTTTTAACGGAATTCTCCGTAATATCTTCTACCTTCATTTTTCGTTTCTCTTATACCCTATTCTCCAGTTTTTCATGTCACAGCCGTCCAAGTACATTCGCATCCGGGATGAACGGTAATCACACCGTGGGCATCTTTGATGTCATATACGTCCCCATCTTTATCCGCGCATTCTTCACAGCATTCCGGATCCGCATTGAATTTTACTTTTTTTATCTTCATCTGCTCATATCCTTGGAGCTCGCCTTCACTAAGGGCATTGGCTGTCTCAGTCCTTGCTAGCCGTTCTGTTCTGTATTTCTGTAGCTTTTGAGCATAACGCTCAGCATGATTAAAATCTCTGCTCAGCTGTGTAGTGGCTGTATTTGGGAAGTGTTTCAAGCTCTGTGAGGCGCCTCCCTACAGCCAGTGAAAGTCTGTCCGTAAGGCCGAGTTATAGGCCTTATTTCCCGCCCTATATGATAGATAGATTTTCCTTCGTTTATCCCCCATCTTATGTACTCCCTAATGCCGGCTACGGTATTCTGAGTCACCTCCACCACCATCTCTGCAGAATGCTCTTTTACCCATTCTATGGCCTCCACACCCAACGGATCAAAACGGTCCTGCTTTAGGATCTTCCTTTCCACCGCCGCCTTACCTGCTATAACCAGGATGTCGTGAAGAACCGGACGGAAGTACTCCTCCCCTTTTGTGATCACATCGTCCCAATCAACCAGATTCTCGGTCATGGTCTCTGGTTTCCTCCCCACTAAAGTCTTGCGGCTTTTAACCCTTAAATAATCCATCCACTGGTTATATGCCTTAGCGACACTACCTAAATTTTCTCTTAAAAGCCTTTTATGATTCCGGAGGTTAAGTTCATTGATCCTGGACTTCTCCAGAAACGTCCCTATTGATTTACTGATCGATACGAGCTGAGAGGATTGGGTCATAAATCAGCCTCAATGCTTTTTAGGGAATCTAAGATTATTAGGTGTAAAGGTAGGACGAGTTATCTTTCCCCCATTCCCGGCTCTTTTCCTGGCTTCCTCTTCCATCTGTTTCTTTCTCTCTTCCTCTTTCCTTCTCATCTCTTTAAGCTCTTTGTCGCTTATCCCTTGCAGATAAGCCACGTTCAGGTCCCCCCTCGCTGGAATGACCACAGGATTTCCCTTGTCTGTGATCGCAACGAGCGTACCTTGGCCGTACATGTCCTCATATTGTTTGACAACCATTTTGTCATCCGGGTTTATTTCTCCCTCTATAGCCATGATGATTTGAGGGTTTCTTAAATATACTAAGACTGGCATGTTATTCTCCTTTGTTTTTAGAATGCTTTATGGCTTCATCTACCTCTTGTTTTAAATCCTGGAGGTCTCCAATGATCCCTAGCTTCTTTTCCAATAGCCTGGTCCATAAGCTGATATCGGGTGGATACGAAATGCTGCTTGTAGGAGCTTCGTTATTTTTATCTTCATCCTCTAATTTAATTCCAAGTGCGTTCATTACTTGGAGAGGAGTCATTTGCGCCCATCCCGAATTTCTTCTCATATTGCTCCAGTTCCCTGAGCTCGTCTCTGATATCAAGCTTTTTGAATGTCAGGTTATATGTCTCGATCTTAAAGCAATCCCGTATGACCACCCTCGTGAATAGTCTGCCGATATCAGCCTTCAAGGGTATTTATTATGGAATCCGCATATATCTCAGAACTTTCTTTAGCGGTCGAGCCTCCGAGGGATCCTTGCTCAGCTATCCCGATCCTGTAAGGAGGCATCCTGTAAGGAACCAATACTTTCCTCTCTCAATTGCTTATCCAGCTCCACAAAGGAACCCTGTTTTGCCTCCTTCGATTCTATAGGCACCCAGATGATATCTCCCTCACGCGGCACTCTTAATATAACCACCTTATGAGCATTCTCAGTTCCTTTTATGTTTGTATTCCAAAAATCGTTCAGCTTTTTTTCGGATCCTTTTTTCCACTTTCCCTTAAGGATTATCCATCCCATTGGGATCCCATAATTCTCAAAGAATGCCAAGTTATAATCCCGGATCCCTACGAGTCCTCTGGCAGCGCCGACAGAAGGCAGGATGGGGGGCCGTCCGTAATAGTTTGATTGCTGGTAATACTCTTTGTAATAAATGAGTTCGTTAGCAGGATCTGAAGTTCCTTTTTTTTCTTTTCCAGATTTAGAATCAATATCCTTTTCTGATCCGAACTTTTTAAACCATACTTTCTTGGTTCCCCTTTCTTGGCAGAATATTTCCTTGTCCTTATGTATCCATAAAGTATGTGCAGGGACATTCCAAATCCCTAAAGGTTGTGTTTTATCCCGGGCCAGCTCCAAACCAAACCAGCCTATGCTCTCCAGGTCCACGACAGCGTTCTTTACTATCTTCTCAAACGATTCCTCCTCGTTGCTATTAGGCTCATTTAAGAACTTCTCTATTTTCTCTTTATCTTTTTTATTTTCTTTTTTTCCCTCAACCAGTTTTAATTCATACCCTTGGCCCACCACATCTGTTCCGATCTGCTTGACGCACGCATCGAAATACTCACAGTTATCCATGAGCCAAAGCAGCCCTTTTACATTAAAGGGATGAGGCTTAAGATCCTTTTCGGTTAAGAACTTAGTGTCTTCATCAGAGACTTGTTTGGACTCTTTTTTCTCCTGATTCTTCTCGATCTTAAGCTGGGATGGGTGGAATACTCCCTTAGAGGTCTTTAGAAGATAAACTTCACCTATCTCGTTTGGCTTACTCGAAGAAGACTTCCCCTTCGTCGTCTTCGTAATCTTCGTACTCGGCATCTTCATTCTCCTCTGTTGCCTTGGACTCCTCCTCTTTCTCTTTCTCGTCCTCAGGAGGCTGTCTTTGTTTATCTAAATGCTCCCTTATTGCCTTTAGCTTTTGGGCATCATTTTTTTTTGGCTTCTCTTCCTCTTCGTCTGTCCGGCCAAAGTAGACACTGCCTTCCTCTTCCTCTTCTCCAGTCTGGGCCAGGGAGTAGATCACTGATTCAGCATCATCTGGGGACCGGCCTAGTTTCTTTTTGATCTCGTCTTTTGGCGCTATCCGGATCTGTCCGGCTGAATTTATCTTGTATTTAATGGAATTCAATTGGCTTATGAGCTCTGAGTCCTGGGGCAAGTCGAGATAAGGGAGTAGTTCTCGCAAGCCCCAGTGGATCTCAGAACGCAGGTTCTTAAACTTTATAGGGTCCCTCGCCCTTCTGGCCCCATTTATATCAACCAGTTTAATTTTTATCCTGAGCTTCTTCTGCCATTTAGATTTCTCTTCATTTAACCGGTCATACACACCGCTTCCTTGTCCGATGGTATCCACCTTCACAGATATAATGCTGATCTTGTCTTTCCATTTTCTTGCAGCTTCGTCTACTAACCTCCAAGTCTCTCCGGCCGTTCGCATGAGATCATGGCCTTTGGCACGATGTTTTATCCGGACCTTAAGCCCCTCCCTTAATGTTACGCTTGTTATATCATCCCCATGCCGAGCTACATCGACACCCAATTCTATGGGCGGTGTGGGTTCCAGGTTTCGCTCCACAGCCTTTTTTAATTCTGAGTAAGGAAATACATTATCCGGATCCCCGATCGCCTCCCAGTCACCGTCTAAAAGAGCCCTCTGCTGCTTTGGAGTCAGAGAGTCTTTCATTCGTTTCAGGTAATCCTTTGGAAGGTTCTCAATGTTATCCTCCGGAAGAGCCGGGATGAAAAGCCGGTCCTCTCCTGGAGCCTCAACAAACAAAGACTTTATCCAGCCTGGATCCGGATTGCACGTTAATAGAAATTTATATTTTATCCCTGGAAGCACAAGCCGCAATCTAGTTGAAAGCATCCGGAATTCATGTTCAGTGAACTCTTCTGCCTGATCAATGGCTATCCAGCCATATTCTCCGGACATCTTTTTCTTCCAATCATTAGGCTTTTCCCCAATCCCGCCATATCGGATCTTAGAACCGTTTACAAGAGTTATGATCTTTTCAGAACGATTCCAGTCATCCACCAGTTCATCCGGTATGAATTTTTCCATCTGAGGAAGGACAGTATCCCTGAAGGATGGCCAGGTCTTTCGAATGAGAAGACCATCATTTCCCGGATAGTCAAGAGATAACTGAAGTCCTTCGTTTATAATAGCTGCAGTCTTCCCTCCACCCATGGCGCCGCCATAAAGGATATAGGTAGCATCCGCCTTATGAAATGACACCTGTTTGGGATTACGATTCGGATCATAAGAAAGCTCTATTTCCTCAACTGGTCTTTGGGTTTGAGTCTGCATTTTCTACCTTCTTCTTTTCTTTTTCTTTGCTCCTAGGGATCTTTGAAACGATCTTTAGAAGGATCTCCCCTTTTATTCCATGTTTCCCATCGAACAATCCAAGATGCTGCCCCAGCATGTCCAGAGCCTTATCCTTGCTGTGGAGCTTAAATTCTATGCTCTGCTCCAGCCCTTTCTTCTTCACTTTTATAGAAGATATGGCCCGGGCTGCCTCTTCCGGGATCTTTTCTATGTCTTTGAAGGTTATGAAATCCATACCTGATCGGTCGATATAATTTTTAATATTAGAAAACCCTAGTCGCGCGAGCTCCTCTAGCACTCTATCCTGGGATATCTGCGTGCGTTTTTGCCTTCTTTCTCGGGCTTTCTTGATTTCTTTTATAACCCTAGGGTTCCCTAGTAATTGAGAAGCCCATTTGTCCGGGTACTTTGTATTGTAATGAGATCTTCTGACACACTCAGTGGCGTTTAACTCTGGGTTATTGAGGAATAAATCAACGAACTCACGCTGAAGCTTTGTTAATGGATCCCTCTGTACGTCCTTGTTTTTCCCCACGTTCAATCCCCTAGAAAGTGCGTAACCTGAAGTCTTTTTTTTCTAGATTTAATAAAGTCTCTCCAGATCTGTCTGCGCTTCCACCTGGGCATTTTAAGATCCACCATGGCTTTATCTATTCTCTCCAGCAGCCTTAACGTCTGCCTTATCCTCCGATTTAGCACCCATTTTTTAAAGACCTTCATTTTATCTTTTCTATAACAGTCTTTAGGACCTTAACCAATCCTCCCACTTCGTCAAAGTTATTTAGCCTCTTAAAAATCTCCTGATGGTCCTCTTTATTATCCTTCTTCCAGTCATTGATACTACTGCACAGGGCCTTTATGCCTTGCTCGTTAATAGTGATTCTTTTCTCGTGATCCATGAACATGGCATGGTTTGGATTTGAGTACGTATTACTATTTGATTTATTGTTTTTGTGGTTC